TCTTCACTGAGTTTTACACTTTTCTCATCGAACGCCATAGATGGGTCTTTGAAAAGAGACAACGCAGACAAGAACTCATTCAAGTCATAAATTGCAAACTCCTGATTAAAGGTGTCTGGGATAGTTGCTCTTGATACAATGTTTTTCATTGCTGACATTGTATTAATTACGTTTCCGTTTTTAACCAGAAGATTCTGATTAATTGTTGAGAAGTTCTTTAGTACTTCTCGTGTATCATTACTAAGTTTCATTTCACTTGTCTCCATAATTATCGTGATTGTGTAGTGACATTATACCATAATGTATCACTTTTAGCAAGTCATTTCTGTTCTTGCCGTCCTTTTTTCCGTATCGTTGTGCATACTTTAATATGTTGCCGATACAAAAACCTTCTCCATGTCCACCGTCCATGATGAATTCTGTTGCTTGAAATTTGTTTTGGGAATAATGTGCAGAATATGTTTTATCAATATACTGCCTGAGTTCTTCCAGAATCTTGTCTTCTGAATATTTGTATTCAATCTCTTTATTATATTTCAATTGTTTTCATCCTATTTCAATTTATACATACTATACCAAGAAATGGGGGGATTGTCAAGAGATAATCCCCCACATCTTTATTTAATTTTAATTACTTTAGGTTTCTTCTCCTCTGGAATAATTCTTTCCAAATTGATATAAAGCAATCCGTCTTTCATATCAGCACCATTTACAAAAACGTCTTCTGCAAGTGTAAATAATTTCTTGAATGACCTTTGCGAAATACCTTTATGAAGATACTCTGTTGTGTCCACTTCAGTCTTATCCTCACCAGAATCCTTTGACTGAACCATAAGAGTATTGTCTTTTGTTTCAATCGCAATATCGTCTTTTGAGAAACCAGCAACTGCCATTTCAATAGTGTACTTATCGTCACTATGTTTTACGATATTATATGGTGGGTAAGTATGGTTCTTCGATGGGTAATTAAGCATCGAATCAAACATTCTATCGAAACCGATAGAGTAAGTGTTAACCCTTGATGGGTCAATAGTTAAAGATGTATTCATGTTTTTCTCCTTTGTTAAGCAAGATACATTTGATACCTGACTATTCAGCATATCACGTTTATTTATAACGGTGGTTTTTAGGGAGAACCACCAAACTCCATTTTGTGTCACAGAGTAAGCATTTTTGTGACAACAGGGCGACTTACGAACAGCACCCTATTATTATATAGGTGTTTTATGCAGCGTCAGCGTACTCAAGTGCTTTTTCTAATGCATTCAACTTCACTTTACGGTTACGTCCGTACCATGATGAAACTAATCGACCATCGTTAGAACGTCCTTGTAAGTGGTCTGTCATGTTAGTAACAGAGTTAAATGCAGTCCACCAAGTACCTTGAGCAAACTCAGCACCAGGCTGCACATCTAGGTTCTCAAATGCACCTTTTGAATTACGAGATGTAAATGGAAGAACACCATCAACTTTCTCTTTCGCAGGAGCACCAAATACTTCGTTGAAGTATTGGATTACATTATCAGGAGTATACCTCTTTGAACCAAGGTGTGCAGCCATCGACTTGTACTGTTCCATTTTCTCACGAGCAATACCCATCTGTTCTTTAACTTCAGAAGCATCAAATTCTTTACGGTGATTTACCGTAAGCATCTTGTCAGCGTTCTGGGAAAGAGACAGTGTAAGTGTATTGTTACATACCACCCTAATTGGTGTCATGCGAATATTAATCGCCTTACCAAATTGGTGTGGGTTAGTAAAGAGGAAATAGTTGTCAGTAACATCACCGTCAAACAACTCAAATGATTCTTTAGTCTTTGCAAGTGCCCAGACCATTTGTCCATCTTTCAGTGAACCAGCAGTGTGCATTTCCATATCACCTGCCATCACATACTCGTGGAAGAATTCAAATGCTTCAGAGTTCTGGACTGGATTCCATCCTGTACCGACAACATCCAATACAGAGTTGTCAGAGGAACGTACAAGTGCCTCTTTGTTTTTGATTGGAAGACCTGTTGCAGTAACAAGTGGTTGTTTCTCAACAGTCCAATCTAAACCAGCAACTTTTTGGAAGTCGCCAGGGGTAAGGTCATGTTCAACCTTAGTACCAAGTCCATGCCAAGGTAAGTCTCCAACGTATGCCATTTGAGCGTTACCATTTACAATTTCAAGTTCGTGTGCCATAATATATTTTCTCCGTGTTGTTTTCTCAGTTTGTATATTCATTATATACGTTATAATAACAAATGTCAAGATGTTTTTAGAACTTTTTTTAATAAAGTTCGTGGTCTTGCCAACTCCACTCAGATATCCTATCAGCAGAAGTCCTACCAGCGAATATCAAAGTATCAGTATCCCAATCTATGTCACCATGTGAACGATGGTCATGCCACCGATGCACAAAGTCGATATCCCAAATACGAGATACTTGTTGTATCTGGTCATCTGTCATACCGAAAACATGGACTGCCATTTCAAACCTCT